CCTCGGCTGTTCCCAGCGCACCGTCGCGCGCATGGCCGAAGACGGACGGCTCACCCCCGCGCTGAAGCTTCCCGGCGAGACCGGCGCCTACCTCTTCGAGCCCGCCGAGGTTGACCGCGCCAAGGCCGAGCAGGGCAAGGCGGTGGCGTCGTGAGGGGTACCGTCCGTGAGCGGCTGCGCGCCCGGCTGGCGCCATGTCCTGACGAGGGATGCAGGTGCCTGCTGTGGACCGGCTGCCTGACCAGCAAGGGCTACGGCTGCATCCAGGTCAGCGGGAAGGCGCAACTCGTCCACCGCGTGGCCTGGGAACTGGAGCACGGCCCGATCCCGGGCAGGCTGACCATCGACCACGTGTACGACCGCGGGTGCAGGCACAAGAACTGCGCCGACGTAGCGCACCTGGAGCCGGTAACCGCCAGGGAGAACATCCAGCGGAGCTTCGCCAGCAACCCGCGGCACGGGCGGCCGGAAACCATCCGGGACCTGGTTAGCGACAGCAGGGCCGCGTCCTTGCTGGACGGGGAGTTCTGGCGGGGCTTCCGCGAATGGGCCGGGCCTGAGGAGTGGGCCGACCTCGCCCCGGCAGCCCGCGCGCTTGCTGAGGCCGCGTCATGACCCGCCAGCTCGCGCCGTGCGGCACCCAGGCCGCCTACACCCGGCACCTCCGCCACGGGGAGCAGGCGTGCGCCGCGTGCCGGAAGGCGTGCCGCGACCGGGCGCGGCAGCAGCGCGCGGCCGTGGCCGGGCGCAAGGCCGGGGAGAAGGCGTCATGAGCCTGCACTGGCTGACCCGCTGGGACCCCGACGACGGCGAGCCGTACGGCGAGGTCTGCCGCTGCGAGATCGGCAAGGACCACGACGGTGCAGGGAACCCGTTTCCCGTGACCGCCGATGACCCCGAACCAGAGGACGCGGCGTCATGACCACGTGCCGCTCCCCGGCTGAGGCCATCGCCGCAGGGCAGGCCGACGCCGCCACCGACCCCCCGCTCGACCAGCCCATCGCCGACGACGTGGCGGTCGTGCTGGCCCCGCACCACCAGGCGGCCCAGGCCGCATAACGCAGCGGCGCCGCCCATGGCCTGCAGACCTGGCGGCGCCGTGCTGGCCCAGGGCACACCGTCCCGGGCCTGGAAACAGTTTAGGGAGCACACCGCATGAACACCCCCCGAGTGACCGGCCAGCCTGACATCGCCGCCGCCATCGCGTGGTCCGGCGAGGCGGCCCGGGCCGCGGCGAACGCGCAGGCGGCGCTGCGCGGCGAGCCTGTCCCCGCCCTGCTCATCAGCAGCGAGGCGCACCTGGCTGAGGCTGAGGCGTCCCCGGCGAACCCGTACGGCAGCACCGAGGCTCCCGGCGGCGGCGGTGACCCCTACTGCACCACCTGCGGCGGCGACGTCCGCACCAGGCGCGACCTGGACGGCGGCCTGGTCCACGCGCGGACGTGGGAGCAGACCGACGACCTGCCGCACCCGGTCACGATCAGCTGGCGCGAGAAGGACACACACGGCCGGTTCGACGCCGCGTCCCCGGCCGAGGTGGCCGAGGGCGCCGAGCCTGAGGACCGCATCAAGGGAGTCCACGAGGCGTTCGCCACCCTCAAGGTGCTGGAGGACGCCTACCGGCGGCACTTCCCTGACGGACGGCTCGGCCCGCCGCATGAGGACGCCGACGAGCCCGGCCTCTGCCCCGCGCAGTGGGGTGAGCCGCCCGACACGATGCTGTGCTCCCTGCCATCAGGCCACGACGGCAACCACGCGACCGCCGAAGGCGTGGAGTGGGGTGGCCGGTGGGAGACCGCCGAGCCCGGGGACGTGACCCGGTGACCCGCCGCGCGTTCCCGGAGCTGATGACCCCGGCCGAGGTCGGCACCGCGTTCGGAGTGGACCCGAAGACAGTCACCCGCTGGGCGAAGACCGGGAGGATCCGGTCGATCCGCACCCCAGGGGTCACCGGCTACGGCCACCACCGCTTCTTCCGCGCCGAGGTGGACGCCCTGATCGCCGGGAAGCCGCTGACCAGTGAGCAGCTCGACGCCCTGGTGAGAGGTGAGGAGCGGTGAGCGTCTGGATGGCTGCCGCCATCGCCACGTGGGCCCTGTGGCCCCTGTCGGTGCTGTTCATCGTCCCCCGCACCGCCCGGTACTGGGTGTGGGAGGGCTACGGGCTGGGCGGGCGGGACGTGCTGGACGGCGTGCCGGAAGCCAGGGGGCCCCGCGAAGTGATCAGGCGGCTGCAGACGAAGGGGGAGCCCGATGTTTAACGAGCCCATGGAACGGCTGCCGAAGGCGGGGGAACTGGCCAGTCTCGGCGTGCAGCCGCCCGTGCCCCGCCGTGGTTACGCCGCGCCGCCACTGGTGCCGGTGCGGCACAGGCGGGCGGGCGTGCCGGTCGTGCGGATGGCACGGCGCGCGGGACGGGGGCGGGGACTGTGAGCGAGCTGCCGCGCCCCGCGCCGATCCGGGCAGTCCACACCTACACCAAAGGCGAGATCGCCGCTCTGGTCGCCCCGCTGTTCGGGGTGGAACCCGGCGGACTCGGCTACGCGATCCTCATCCAGACGCCTGATGGCCACTGTGACGCCAGGAGCAACATCGCCACGGCGGCCGAGACGCGGGACTTCCTCCAGGAGGCCATCGACATGATGCCTGGCGGTGAGTCATGACCGCCCCCGGCGACCACCTCGACGTCCTGGACCCCCGGTTCCCCATCCGCCTGTCCATGCCGCCCAGCATCTTCCATGAGCTGATCGCGCTGCGCCCCGACCGGGCGTGCGCCGACGGCGAGCTCCACCGCGCCCGCGCCCAGGCCGCCCGCCGCGAGGAACGGTACGTCACCCCCGCCCCGCAGCCCCGGTTCGTGCCGGAGATGGCCCATGAGGACACCAGCGTCGACGGCATCCCGGCCGTCCCCGGCGACGCGTTCGCCGGCCATTTCGACAACTGGGACCGCGCCCTGCACGAGGAGGCGCAGACGGCTGCGCAGGCGATCATCCTGGACGCCTCGCACACCGACCCCCGGCGGCACGGCGGGCGCAGGCTGCGGCGGCCCGGCCGCAGGGTCAGGGGGACGTGATGAGCTGGCGTGATCAGGCGCTGTGCGCCCAGGTAGACGGCGACCTCTGGTACCCCGACAAAGGTAAATCCACCCAGCCCGCCAAGCGGATCTGCGGCCGGTGCCCAGTGCAGTCCCAGTGCCTCAGCTACGCCCTCGCCAACCACGAATGGTGGGGCATCTGGGGTGGCCTCAGCTACCGCGAGCGCCTGCGGCTCAGCCACACCACGAGCGGCCAGGTGGCGGCATGACCCGCGTCGTCCAGCCGTGCGGCACCCAGGCGGCCTACCAGCGGCACCTGCACCATCGGGAGCCTGCCTGTGATGCGTGCCTGGCGGCCGAACGGCGGCGCAAGAACCTCGCCAGGAAGCCTCCCGCCGACCGTACTGCCGCCCTGTTCCGCGAGCTGCTGGACCTGATCACCGCCGAATGCCGCCACGCCGGGCTGCTGCCGGGCGAGGAGGCCGCGTCGTGAAGCACCTCGCCATGGACGTCGCCTCCTGGTGGATCACCTGGGTCCTGTTCGGCCTCATCGCCTGGGGCGGCCTCGGCCTGCTCCTCGTCTGGGCCGTCCACCGCTTCTTCTGCTGGCAGGCAGGCCGGGCAGACAAGCCCGTGCCGTACTGGCCGGCCGGGAAGGCGGACGAGGTGCTCAGCAGCGCGTGGACGGCGGCTGACATGGAGATCCTCGAAGGGAAGAAGCTGCCGTGAGCGCCATCCTGATCCCCACCAGCAGCGAAGCCGGGTGGCTCGAGGCCCGGCGGCAGGGCATCACCGCGTCGGAGATCGCCATCGTGATGGGCCTGTCCCCGTACAGCAGCCCGTTCGCGCTCTACCACGCCAAGCGCGGCCAGCTGCCGGAGCAGGCCGACAACGTCGAGATGGAGCTGGGCCGGTACCTGGAGGAGTTCGTCTGCGAGAAGTTCGGCCGGCGGAATCCCGGGCTGCAGCTTTGCGGTGACGGGCGCCAGCTGTACACCCGCACGGACCGCCCGTGGCAACTCGCCACCCCCGACCGCCTGCTGATGGAGTACGACCCCGACGACACCCCGCTGTGCACAGGTGAAGCGGTCGCCGTGCTCGAAGCCAAGACGGACGCTGGCTACGACGGGTGGGGCGAGGACGGCAGCGACGAGATCCCTGTGCACTATCGCTGCCAGGTGCTCTGGCAGATGGACGTCATGGGCGTCACCGCCGGCTTCGTCGCCTGCCTGTTCCTGCATTCCCGCCAGCTCCGCGTCTATGAGCTGGCCATGGACGGCGCCGCGCTCGCGGACCTGAAGATCATGCGGGACGCGGCGCAGTGCTTCCTCGACGACATCCGGGACGGGAACGAGCCGGACGTGGACTGGCGGCCAGCCACCACGGGCGCGCTGAAGCA